TTATACTAATTTGAACCTGTTTAGCTAAAAGTTTTAGACCAAACATCAGGTAATATATCATTAAACTGACCCTTACGAGAGTCATATCTGTTTAAGTATACAATTTCTTTACCAATCTCGCCGTATTTAGGGTGATAATACAGAACTATTTGTCTTGGTTTGTTAATAGATTGCACTCTTTGCATAGCATATTCATCTCCACCCTTCATACATCCGCATATGTGCACAGCTCCTGTACCGATATCAACTTCATCCACTCTATGGAAGTGCCCAAGTAATGCAGATTCAAATTTATCAGGCACATTTTCTAAAGCGTTGTCTTGTAGTTGATGCATTTCATCTACTAAACCTTTTCTAAATGCCATAACATTTCGCATGTTATTTACACCTCGACTAATTGCAGTGCCACTTCCACCACCATTAATAAAGTCTCCGTGTGCTAATAAGATATCTCTGTTACATACTTTGATTGTAGTCATAAAAGACTTTGGAATATGGAACTCTATGTTTTTCTGCTCTTGACAGAATACAGCAATCCACTGATACAACATGTAATCCCAGTCCATGTATTTATCTTTCATAGGAGGTTTCCTAGTCATACGACCATGATTACCCACTACACATGCAACTCTTACTTTATCAAAGTGTGGGGCTATCAGCATAAGTGCTTGTGAAATAAGATTAGCTCCTCTAATCATTTGCCCCATGCAGTGGTCATTGTTGGTTCGTGCTAACTCTTCATGGATGTCTCCACTAATCATATCACCTAACATTGGAATTATAAGCTCTCCAACGTCTGCGGAATTACGCCTAAGTTCTGCTAGGGTAATAATTTGATTAGCCCAGCCATATAATCTTTTATTAAATATATCTATATTGTAACCATTTAACCCGAGCATTTGGTCAGACTCTACATTGTCACCAATGTGTGTATCTGTAAGAGGGGCAATCATAGACTGGGTGCTCTCGCCTTTTATTTTGCCTGTAGGTTTTCGGCGTTTGTACTTCTTTACTTCTTTATATGAAGGAGTAAATTTTTTAATTGAATCTATAAGAAGGTTTTCTTTAGCATCTTTTTTGATAGCTGCTTCTGCAACTTTCTTCCAATATCTAGATTCTGCTTTGTAAGTTTCTATTTTCTTAGCCAGTTTAACATGTGCTTCAGGTGTAAAGTCTGTCTGCATATCTTCCATGTCTTCTGACTGTTGTTCATCGAGTAATTCTACTTCTCTATCGTACCACTTCTGTAGTGTAGTTCTATGAACTGCTACACCCCATCTATCTTCTACCCATCTTGATAGAGCACTCCATGTTGCTCCTGCCATCTTTCTTTTTACTATCTCTTCCTTTGCCTCTTCTGGTATGACGAATGTTGTCATGCTATTCTCCTCTTAATCCTTTGGAACCCTCCTGTTTGACGGATTCCTATACCCGTTAGGGTCAGGTCTTGGGTTTCTTTTTGCCCCATATTGTTTTTCTACTTGTGGAGGGTTTTCACGTCTACCCTCAATAGACTTTTTGTAAGTGCCTAAAAAAGGCATATTAGTTAGTTTATCATCTTTTTTACTTTTTGACCAATCAGTTTCCATTTTTTCTAAAGATGAGTCATTAAAAGCAATTTTCCATCTAGAAGGATTTTCTTTAAAATTATTCATTATTATATGTTGCATTAACTCAAAATGTCGATTATGTTGGGTTTCAATTTTTTCCACAACATTTAACATCTTTTCGTAGTCCTCATCAGATAATTCAACGTCTTCTTCTTCCTCAGCTTTATTTAATTCTTTCCTTACATCATTGATTAAGTCTGCAACATAGTTGCTAAACTCTGCAGTTTTAGTAAGTCCGAAAGCTCTGTTCTCTGCATTTTCAGCTCGTGCTTCCATGTATTCTTCTACATCTCTTTCTTCTTCTGGAGTTTTTATAGAAGCATCAGGAGTAAGTCCTCCAGTTCTACCTTTATGATATTTAGGTGCTGGATCAGATTTAGTAAGGTCAAATAAATTTAAACTTTTTTCTTCAGTTTCAGCTAACCACTTATCTAATTTGTCTGGACCACTAGCTTTCTTTTTTTTCTCTTTGTTTTCCTCTATCTCTTGTTTAGTGCTTTTCTTTTTCTTTTTATTAGTGCCACTATAAGTTTCAGTAAATATACCCGGATCAGATGCCACAGCAACTATATCTCCTGCACCTGAAGTAGCCCCACCAAAGTCTTTATATAGTTTATCTACACTGGATTCTTCTCCGTCTTGTTTACTCTGTAAAGCTAATCTATGCCCGATTCTAGCTTTTAAATGTGATAAAGCCTTGTCAGTTTCTTTTGAATCGGTAAATTTTTGAGCTTCTTCCCCGTGATGTTTCATAGCACTTCTATGATATTCTTTACCGGTTTTTTTAGGGTGATGAATAGCTTTGACTCCATTGTCATAATAGTAAACAGTAGTGCCATCAGGTTTTACTTCTCTATGATTGTAAGAATGATCCTCATACTGATCAGGTTCATTTGGAGATTTGGGAGCGGCTGACTTAGGTAAAGCAGAATATTTTGAATCTTTGACGGAAAACTTCTTACTCATTAGTCATCATCGTCCTCTGATACGTCTACTGCTTTAGGTTTAGAACTGCCGTCTCCTCGTTCATACTGATATTGATCTCCCACATATTTTTTACCTCCAGCTTCAGAAAAGACTGGATTTCCAAAATACGCTTTTTCAATATTGTTAATTCCTGTGCCACCTAAATTACCTACATATTCTTCTCCACCATTAGAAAACCATATCTGTCTTCCATCTGCAGATACTTCTTTAATTATAGGGAAATGATAACCTTGATCCGCTAAACTATCTATCCATGTAGATGTAGCCACGCCTTTTTTTAGCTCGGGGTTTTTTATGTTTTTAGATTCTATGTTAGCTATTCTTTCAGGTATGTCCGTTACAGCATTTTCTATAGTAACATCTCCTGTAGCATCATCTACTCTAGGGCGTGGATCTCCTCCGGGTTCAATATCCCCCTCTTGTTCACCAGCTTCAGCCATCATTTCTTGCTGTTGTTGCATCTGTTCCATAGCCGCTTTTTGTTGTGCATATTGTTCTTCTGCTTGTTCTAATGCTAATGCTTGTTGTTCACCAGCCATTTGAGCAGTAGGTACAGCTTGCCCATCAACTATAAAGTCTAGCTCATCTACTTTTAATTTGTTACCTTTAAGTTCTACATTGAAACCCATAGCTAACATTTGCTGTGCAATCGCAGCTCTTTGTTGTGATTGAGCAATTCTAGTAGCTTCAGCTTTTTCTTCAGGGTTAGGAAGAGTCATTTCCCAATCTGTAATTCCAAAATTATCTAATATAGCAGAAAATACTTTTTCTATAATCTGACGTTGATCTCTTTCAACAACTCTACTCATCACTGTTAATTGTAAAGTTTGTTGTGTTAATCCACCAAATGAATCAGGTGCCCCTTGAAAAACAGGAGATACACCATAAATAGCAGATACTCTTTCTCTTATTTCTGCTCTTACTGGTAAGTAGTCCATCTCTTGTAGTGTGTGGAATAGTCTTACCATATCAACTCTACCTCTATTTGTTCTAGAAGATACAGCAATCATAGGTATGTAGTTAGGGTCTTGCCTTGTTTTTGCAGCAAGTGCTTCACGTTCTCTTTTTAAACTTTCAGGATCATCTGTAGTTACCATAACCATAGATGCAGGCATTTTTCTTTCAAAGAAATATCTGTATAAGTTTCTGTCCATACCAATTAAAGTTAGAGCTTTTTCAAAAATTGTTAAAATAGGTGACCAACCATATGTTTCAGTTGGATTAAATTTAGATAAGTGTACTATTTCAGTATCTAAGAAATAATGAACCTCTGTTCTATACAAGTATCTGTACATAGCAGGTTGTAAAGTTTGTTCACACTTCTCTTCAGGGCATTCTTCTGGAGATTCTTTTATTTGCTCTCTGTGTATAGGGCAGAAAAAATGCGAGTTTTTAGGTAATCCTGTTTCATCTAAATCAAATTCTATAAGTGCAGGATTAATTCTTCTAATTTCTGTTACTCTTGAACGTAAAGTACCGTCACCATTATCGTAATATTCTTTTGAAAAATATAAGAAAGCGTCATCTACAGTATTTAAGTCCCAGTGAAATTGTCTTAATACTTCTTCTAAACCTTGATCAAAAACATTACAGTCGTCTAAGAATTGATTTATTCTATCTAATTGACTTTCATCAGGTTCCTCTACCTTGGGTTCAAATTTTATACCCCGTCTAAATACTTCCCCAGTAATATGCATTATAGGAGCTCTTAATTCTTCACAAGTATATGCTACAGTTTGTAAGTCTTGAATTAATTGTTTTCTATATGCAAGTTGATTTCTTACATAAGTGTTTACGATGTAGTCAACACCAAATGTAGGTCCGCTACCCGTATCTCCAGCGGCTTTACTTAATTCCATCATGTCCCCAAACATATCTATCTGAGAACCAAGTTTTCCCATGGACTTAGCCATTTCAGGAACTTCTGGAAGATAATCTCCTAATTTCATATACCCTATTCCTTAGTTATTTCAACACTATCTATAGCTACTATCTTAGCTATTGTGTCTATTGCATG